TGAGGTTCGTACTGGCTATGAGTTTCGTACCGCACGCCGGTCCTTCAACATGCTTACGATTGAATGGGCTAACCGTGGCATCAATTTATGGACTATTGAGCAAGGCCAATTCGTAATGAACACTGGGCAAGGCGTCTATGCTTTGCCTAGTACTACGATTGATCTGTTGGATCAGGTTATTCGCACGCAAGCTACTACGCCTAATCAGATTGATATCAACATCAGTCGTATCTCTGAGTCAACATACTCGACCCTGCCAAACAAGTTAGCTCAAGGCCGTCCCATCCAGATGTGGATTAACCGCCAATCAAACCAAAGCTATTTGTCCAATTCATTGGTGGCGGCAGTGGTAACGTCTACGGATACGACTATTACGTTAGACACAACTAATAGTTTACCCGCAACAGGATTTATCACAATTGACGCAGAAACAATCTACTACGCAAACGTCAGCGGTAATCAATTACTTAATTGTTATCGTGGTCAGTACAACGGCAGCACTGATACAGTTGCCGCTGGTCACGCAATTGGTGCAACCGTAACAATCAATAACCTTACGTCTGTGAACGTGTGGCCTACCCCTAATGCACCGGGTGATCAATATGTGTTTGTTTACTGGCGTATGCGCCGTTTGCAAGATGCTGGCAGCGGCGTTAACGTGCAAGATATCCCATTCCGGCTGATTCCATGCGTAGTGGCTGGTCTGGCTTATTACGTTGGTTCTAAGCGCCCTGACGTGCCTATGGAGCGCATCATGATGCTAAAAGCTGCGTATGAAGAACAGTGGGCGTTAGCGTCGCAGGAAGACCGCGAGAAGGCTCCTGACCGATATGTTCCAAGACAATCGTTCTACAGGTGATGTATGCCTAGTAGATATTCCTCAGGTAAATATTCAATTGCTCAGTGTGATCGCTGCGATGAGCGGTTCATGCTTAAAGACCTGAAGAAAGAAATTATTAAGACACGCTTGTTTAATTTAAAAGTGTGTCCTGAGTGTTGGGATCCTGATCAACCTCAGTTACAGTTGGGTATGTACCCAGTGGATGATCCACAAGCTGTACGGGAGCCGCGTCCTGATGTAAGCTATACGCAGTCAGGTACCAATGGTTTGCAGATTCTATTGACTAATAGTACTGCTGTTGATGGGTTTGGATATCCAAGTCAAGGTAGCAGGGATATTCAATGGGGATGGAACCCCGTTGGCGGAGCAAGAGGATTTGATGCAGCTTTAACACCAAACTACTTGTTGTTAGGCGTACAAATTGGTACAGTAACCATACAGATAGGAGCTTAATATGGCTAAGAGCGATATGAAAGAGGACATGAAAATGGACCTCGCACAAGATAAAAAGATGATGGCTGGAGCCGTGCATAAGCACGAGAAGAAGCTGCATCCAGGTCAGCCTATGACTAAGTTTGCTAAAGGCGGCAAAACTAATTCACAGATGAAAACTCTGGGTCGTGGTTTGGCTAAAGTGGCTAACCAAAAGAAGTCATCTTTCACCTATAAAAAAGGCGGTTGATATGGCCAAATTTAGTCAGAAACAAGGCGGCAAAGAAATTGGTAACGCCGAAGTCTACGCCCAACCACATACTGGCTCTTCGGCTGGTGTTGAGTTGGGTAACGGCTATAGCGGTGCAAAGCCTACCCGCGCAGACACAGTAAACATGTCAGTTGGTAACATCAATCGTGATGGCTACAACCCTGATGTAAAGACAACTGGTATCAAAATTCGTGGTACTGGCGCAGCTACTAAAGGCGTGATGGCACGAGGCCCAATGGCATGAACTACGCTCAGCTTGTTGCATCTATTGAGGCGTATACGGAAAATAACTTTCCGGATGTAACGCTGGCCGACGGGGCTATTGAAACCTCAAAAGAACAAGTTGACCGTTTTATTCAGCAAGCTGAACAGCGTATCTATAACAACGTTCAGTTTCCATCTATCCGTAAAAATGTAACAGGTACAACGTCATCAACTACACCATATCTTGGTTGTCCAAATGACTTCTTAGCGGTGTACTCCATGGCGGCAATTGATGCGGATGGCAATTATGAGTATTTGCTAAACAAAGATGTGAACTACATCCGTCAGGCATATCCTAATCCAAACACTGACAAAGGTATTCCAAAATACTATGCGTTGTTTGGTGCGCAGACAAATGATGTTAACGAGCTATCTTTTATCCTTGGGCCATCACCTGATGCATCCTATACTGTAGAACTGCATTATTACTACTATCCACCATCTATCGTCACGGCTCTAACTTCTTGGCTTGGTGACAACTTTGATTCCGTGCTTTTGTATGGTTCATTAGTTGAAGCGTATACGTTTATGAAGGGCGAGCCTGACATGATTGCGTTATACAATCAAAAGTATATGGAAGCTCTTGCATTGGCTAAACGTTTGGGTGATGGTATGGAACGTCAGGACGCATATCGTTCTGGTCAATTCAGACAGGCGGTAACTTAATATGACTATTGCTCAAACAGCAACCACAAGCTTTAAAGTTGAACTGCTTCAGGCGGTTCACAACTTTGGCCCAACAACGCCTAATACTTTTAAAGTTGCGCTCTATACAGCCGCTGCTAATCTTGGTACGTCTACTACTGTCTATACAACTTCAAATGAAGTGACTGGGGCTGGGTATACAGCGGGTGGTAATACACTAGTAATCAGTGTGTCACCTACTTATGGTAACAATACTAGCGGCATACCTACTGCGTATGTATCGTTTAATAACTCAACTTGGACAAATGCCACATTTACATGCCGTGGAGCGTTGGTATACAACTCTACGCAAGGTAACAAATCTGTTGCTGTTTTGGATTTTGGTTCAGACAAGACAGTCAGTAACGATACTTTCCAAATCATCTTCCCAACCCCCGATGCCAACAGCGCTATCGTTCGTATCTCTTAATCAGGAGCCAACATGAGCACAGAAATTTCCAAAGCACAAGACACAGTATCTGCTGGCTTGATTGCAAATCCTAAAAGCGGCGATGGCGTATCTGCTGGCGGCGTGTTTACAGTGACTTGTACAGGAGCGGATGGCCAAGAAAAATGGTCTGATACGTTTCACAATTTGGTTGTAAACGAAGGTTTGCAAAACATGAACCAAACATATTTCAAGGGTTCCGGTTATACGGGTGCCTTTTACTTAGGTTTGGTTCAAGGCCCGGGTTCTGGTACTACATACGCTGCTGGTAATACTTTAGCTTCTCATGCTGGTTGGACTGAATTGGTTCCAGGTACTGCCTACACAGGCAATCGCCCTGCGGTTACTTTTGGTACGGCTACAACTGCTGATCCTTCTGTAATTACCAACTCTGCTTCTCCATCATCTTTTGCTATGCTAGTTAATAGCACTGTTGTTGCAGGGGCGCTTTTGTGTACTGTATCTTCTGGTACTTCTGGTGTGTTGTTCTCTGCTGGTGACTTCACTGGTGGGGATAAAACTGTGGATGCTGGGGATACATTGAACGTTACCTACACATTCTCTCTTGACGCAGCCTAATAGGTAGTGCGGTGTTTGGAGATGTTACATTTGCCCAAGCACCCTTCGCCGCTCTAGGCGGGGCTACAGTACTGTCGTCTTTAAATGAAACAGCTACGGCTGCTGATTCTGTTTTTCAAGAGACACGGGCTGGAGGTTTGGTTCAAGAGACTATTACTGCCTCGGCAACATTTGCAAGTCTAAACAATACTTTGGTAGCCTCTCGAGCAGAAACGGCCACTGCAACAGACAGTACTAATTTTGCAGTATCTACTTTAAGAGCGTCTCAAGCAGAAACTGCAACGGGTACAGATACAGTTAATAAAGTTGCGTCTACATTAAATGCAGCCCAAGCAGAAACAGCTACGGCTTCTGACGCGCAGTTGGCTATTACAACGGTACTTGCGGCTATTGCTGAAACTGCCACAGGCACAGACAGTTCAAACCGTAGCTTACTTATCTCTGTTGCAGTTGCAGAAACAGCTACAGCTGCTTCAACTCAAGCCGCCTCAATTTCTAAAAATGCTTCTATAGCAGAGGTTGTAAGCGCGGTTGCTTCTGTATCCGCTATCAGAACAGCTAACGTCAACGTTACGGGCATTCAGCTTTTGGTATCTATTGGTAATGTACTTGTGTGGGTAGTAGTTGATGACAGTCAGGACGCAAACTGGCAAAATATCACCAATACACAAACCCCCGGTTGGACGGACATTCCGTCATAAGGATTAAAAAATGGCTATCGTACTAAAAGATCGGGTTAAACAGACCGCAGCCGCACCGGGCACGGGCACACTTACGTTGGGTTCTACCCCAGCAGGCTTCCAAGCATTTTCTGCAATTGGCAACGGAAACGTTACTTACTTTGCAATTGTAGACAACACCTCTGGCGCATGGGAAGTTAACTACGGTACGTACACATCTTCTGGTACAACACTGACCCGTAATGCTACGCCACTGTCTTCTTCAAGCGCAGGAGCGTTGGTCAATTTCACTAACGCTGTAGATGTCTTCTGTACATACCCATCAGAGAAAGCCATCTACGAAGAAACGACCGGCAACGTTCTGATTGACGGTGGCCCTATTACTGTGGTCGGTACGGGTGTTACAAGCTACACAACATTTGGTGCGGCTTTGGCTGAGTTGTATGCTAACGTTAACAGCTTTGCACAGATATATGCACAGAATTTAAACGGCGGTTCCTCCGCCTCTACTGACATTGTTGCTTACAACAACTTGGGTGACGGCACGTATAACTTCATTGACATGGGTATTGCTAGTTCCAACTACACGGAAGCAGCTTATCCAATCTTTACGCCCGGCTCAGGCTATGTGTACAACGATGGCGGTGAACTGATTATTGGCACTGGCACTGCGGCCAAGGATGTTTTGTTGTTTGCTGGTGGTGTAGCTACAACCAATTGGGCCGCACGTATTTCCGGCACTGACCAATCCATCACAACTAAAGCAGGTCTGACTGTTGGCGGCGCATTCACCTCAACAGGTGCGGCCACGTTTAGCTCAACAGTTCTACTTAATGCTAATCCAACATTAAATTTACAAGCAGCTACCAAACAGTATGTAGATACGGTGGCTGCAACAGGTTTTACGGTACACCCATCTGTAGTTTACGCAACAGCCGCAGCCCTCCCTACTAATACCTACAACAATGGGGCGTCAGGTGTAGGCGCTACGCTAACAGCTACCGTCAATGGTGCTTTAACTGTTGACGGGAGCGCCGTAACAACTTCCCAGCGTATTTTGGTTAAAGACGAGGTTGCTTCTGCAAACAATGGTTGTTACACAGTAACTCAAACAGGTAGTGGAATTCTTCCATACATACTAACCCGTGCTACGGACTTTGATACTGCGGGTTCTGGCGAAATTGCCAATAATGCTTATTTCTTTGTAACTGCCGGTTCTACTAATGCAGGTAGCGCGTTCATTCTGTCTCAGACAGCGGCCATTACTGTAGGTACAACTGCCCTGCCATTTACGTTATTTAGCGATCAATTGAATTATGTTGGTGGCACTAATATTGATGTTACCGGCCTGACAATTTCTTTAACAGGTACGGTAGCAGCTACAAACGGCGGCACAGGCACAAACACAGTCACAACCGGTGATCTGCTGTACGGCTCCGGCACGAATACATGGGGTAAGTTAGCCAAAGGCGCGGCGTACAAGTCTTTAATTATGGATGCTTCGGCAACCAATGTTGAGTGGAATGCCGTTGCGTTGAACCAATCAGGCGCAGTATCTGGTGCTTTGGGTGCGACCAATGGCGGTACAGCGCAATCTACTTATGCAACCGGCGATATTTTGTATGCAAGCGCAGCAAACACGCTGGCTAAATTAGCTGGCAACATTACAACCACCAAGAAGTACTTGATCCAAACAGGTACAGGCGCGGCTTCCGCTGCTCCTTCTTGGGGAACAGTTGATGGCGCGGATGTAACGGGTAATATCTCTGGATCGGCTGGGTCTGTGGCGAATGCGCTGACGTTGGGTACATACCTGACGGGCACAAGTTTTAACGGCTCTGCTGCTGTAACGGCAACCGTTGATGCCACGGCGGTTAATACCGCATCTAAAGTAGTAGCACGGGATTCTTCTGGCAACTTTGCTGCCGGGACAATTACAGCGGCTTTGACGGGCAATGCCTCAACAGCAACTGCGGCTACTAACGTATCTGGCGGCGCGGCTAATCAGATTGTTTACAACACAGCAGCAGCCACAACAGCGTTTGCCACAGCACCCAGTGCTACGGGCGACTTGCTTAACTGGACAGGTTCGGCTTTTGCTTGGACACAATCACCATCCATCACAAGCATTACCTTGTCTGGAGGAACAGCCAACGGAGTTACTTACCTAAACGGCTCAAAGGTTCTGACAAGTGGCTCTGCGCTTACTTTTGATGGGACTAACTTTGCGACTACTGGAGCGATAACATCCACCCTAGCCACCACTGGCGCGATAACAGCAACAGGCTCTAATAATGACGCAATATCAGCGTACATTGAAAATTCCAACCAAACTGGTGCAGGGGCCGCAGATAGACGTTTAACGCTATTGGCCGCGGGAAACACATCTTACTTTGGTGTTGCAATATGGCAAAATCGCGCAGTTATAGAAGGTACTTCGCCGGGCGGGATGGCGATTGGAGCAAATGCGACTAGTGCCCCACTTGTATTTTATGCTGGCGCCAGAACAGAAGGTATGCGCCTCACCTCGACAGGTCTGGGTATTGGGACAAGTTCACCTACTAAAAAACTAGATGTAAATGGCGATGCTTCTATTTATGGCTTAACTGTTGGCCGTGGCGGTGGTGCTGTGTCTACCAATACTGCGGTGGGTGCTAGTGCTATGGCGGCTACGGCAACGGGTGGATTTAATGCCGCATTTGGAAGGCTTGCATTAACAGCCCTTACTTCTGGCGCATCAAATACGGCAATTGGACAGGAAGCATTAACTACTTTATCAACTGCTAGTGACAACACCGCTG